GGCTGGTATTTCCCATTGACGCGCCACGGAGGATTACTCCTTTCGTGGTTGAAATTTCCCGCACTACGCCAGCCCTGCGCGGGTTGATACGCTATATTTCTGCCAGCCTCGCCAGGTCGCTGCCTTGCGCGATTTATGCCGCATTGTTATCGGCTCCGCGCATCCGCCCCTCGCTGAAGGCTGGCATATGTGGACTGGCCGGATTCAAACCGACTAGTGTATCACTCGGTCAGGCTAATACCCGCCACAGTCCATGTTAAGATGCTACTCTTGCTGCTTGGTTACAATGTTGGCTCGAACAAAGCAGTCTTTGGCTTCGAGCAGTTTGCGCATTCCCGCTGACTTCTCCGGGCCATCAGGAAGAACTTCTTCCATGTGGAAGGCAAGCTCGGCAATTGGTTTTGCGATCTTCTGCAATTGCAAGGGCAGATGGTCGTAAGTGAAATACTGGATCGTTGTGCTTGGCATTTCGTTTGTCCTTTCGTGTCTAATTCCTGCGGTTGATTTTGCGCCACCTTTTATGTTGCGTGTTCCCACCACGCCGCCGCCCAAATGTTAATGTGCTAAATTTTACGTATTGACACAGTTGGCTCACCATCTGGCTTCTTTGCAGCCATAATCTCTGGGTGCGCCATTGCAAAGCCCTTCAATTTTGCGCCGTCCCATCCACCTTCGCGCCCCTTCGCCCATACCGCGTGAAGATACGAGCCTTTGACGCTCGCTCCGTTTGCGAGAACCGCCGCCTTGATCTGCTCGGTAAGAGCGGAAATGTTCGCGTCAACACCCTCGACCTTCTGCGAAAATTCGGCGTCAATCTCTTGCAACTGCGCCTTGATCTCGGCGGTCAGAACCGCGTCGATCAACTTCTGCTTGTCCATGTCTAGCAAGGTACGCTGCGCCTGATACTCGGCAAGTTGGTCCAGCTGTTGTTCAATCATTTTTGACCTCGAATTTTGTGTATAGGTATTCTGCTAGTCGCTTATTGCTTTCAAGTCCAAGTCTTTCAGCAAACGCACGTACATTCTTTTCCCGCTCGTATTTCCACCTGTGTTCTGCGTCCCTACGAAAGAAAAATAACTCCTCGTAATACTCTGAAAACCCCTCGGTCTGTTCAATGTCCCAACACGGATCACCTAACCAGTCGCTCTTTAGTTTGTCAACTTCCTCTCGCGATTTCATGTCAATCCTTTCGTGAATGTTCCCCTTCGCCGGGGCAACCCATGTCTATCCGGCTCCGCGCGCTCACTTCCACCACGCCGCCGCCCATGTAAAGGTTCTGCCAGTTACACCATTCCGGCTCGCCGTTGCTGGCATGAAGCCAGCGGCACTTTTCGGCGATGCGCCCGTCGTGCTAAACCCGGGATACGCCCGGTGCGTGCTAAACTGAAGTACGCGTTGCCAAAGTGCTACTAAGGCCGGTTGCGTTCAGTTGTTGCTATGTTAAGGTGATTCCCCTTGCCGGGCCGCCCCGTGACGACCCGGCGTAAGGAGGAGAGATGATGGCTAATCGTTTCTATGTGCCAAAATTGTCAGGCAGGCATCGCGCCGGAATTGGATGTCCTCGCGCGAGTGCTTCGACGACTTCTTTCCGTCCAACACCTGCTGCATGGTGTTCGCCATGTTGTTCAGCGTGGCATCATCCAGCGTGTCATAGCGCACGCCGTGGTCGTTGGTGACTTCGCCTGCCATTGCCAGGCTCATTTTGGCAGGTTCGGTGTCGATGCCAAAAATGTCGCGCATTACCTCGTCCTCGGTCATCGGCGGCAATTGTTGGGGCGGCGTGACTTCTTCCGGTGCAGGCAGATCATAGGCGTCGCCTTCAATAGCTTCTTCGGCGTTCGGATTGTCAATGGCAAGCGCCGCATCTGCCGGATTGAGATAGCCCCAGTGCGTCAGCAAGCGCCGCAGGATGGTTTTGCGCTCCATGTCCCTGGTATTGGTTTTCCAGGCGGAATCGCTTTTGGCGTAGCTCTGGCTGTATTCCTTAGCGTGAGCGTGGATTTCTGGCACGGTCATGTAAATGGCTTTTGAGAAGCCTTGCAACAACTCAAAGGAGGCGATATAACCAACAATGTTGTGACCATCCCGATAGCCGTCAATTTTCAGGTATCCGGTCATCGGTTCTTCGATGACGTTCATGCCTTCATAGACATCGTATACCTGAATGTAGCGGTATTTGCCGGTGCGGACAGCCAGGTTATACAAACCTTTGTAGCCAACGATCAGGGTAGCGCGGCCTTTGAAGGGGACGAGATACGCCTGACCGGTGGATGGGTCGCAAGATAGGCGCAGGGTGGCGGCGCGTAATGCGCTCGAAAAAATACTCTGTGGCGTGCAATTTTGCAATGCCTGGTTTGCGCCGGTGGCGATAATCACCGAGGCAATATATCCGCTGGCTCCAGGCGCACCGAGCACTTCCTCGAACCGCTGCATGATTTCCGGACTGCGGCCATAGTTTTTTATGGCAATCAGTCCGGTTTCCTTTACTGCTTGATCGCTCATTTCTTTCCTCCTTTGAGATTGTTGTCCGCCCACACGCCGAGCGGGATAAGGATAAACAGGCATATGACCAGAAATAGCGTGAGGTCGGTCATCATGGCCTTGTTGCCGCAATAGCTGACTCGCGCGTGTCGTTCCAATCTTTCCAGTTGGTAAAGTTTTCTGCCTGGAGATCATTGAGTCTTTGGGCCGCGCATATCAAGGCCAGCCGATGATCGATAATGTAATCAAGATCATCCTTTCGTACCTCGTCTGGATCAGCATAGCCAGCATAGTTGGTGGCTTTGTGGTACTCCGCAATCTCAATGCCGATGGCAACCATTGTGCGTTCGTTTTTTACTGCGCTTACCAACGTAAGCAGTGGATCGTGTTGCTGCTTCGCGTAGCGCATCTGACGCTGGATTGCTGTTTGAGTATATCTCGTGTTCATCGTTCCGCCTCCTGGCTTTTGGTAGCCCATATACCGAGACCAGCCATACCAAACATTGCGCTAATCTGTGAGATAAACCGCGCAATGGCCGTATATGTGTGACCATACAGATTGGATTGATACTCATAAGTATATCCGTTGAGCCATAGCGAAAACAGCCCAATCATCCCTATGTTCAGCGCCAACACTGCTCGAAACTCATATAACTTTTTCATCCGCCTCCAGAATTTCAATCAAGTGGGCAACTTGCGCATCCCAAGCCGCAGCACTAGCCGCAGCACTAGCCGCAGCACTAGCCGCAGCACTAGCCGCAGCACTAGCCGCAGCCCAATCCGCAGCACTAGCCGCAGCCCAAGCCGCAGCCCAATCCGCAGCCCAAGCCGCAGCCCAATCCGCAGCCCAATCCGCAGCACTAGCCGCAGCCCTAGCCGCAGCACTAGCCGCAGCACTAGCCGCAGCCAGTTCGTCGGCAGTCGCCTCGCCGTTGGCATAACGTTCGGCGACATCACAAGCGGCAACGCTGCGCGGGTCAGGATCTGAAATTAATTTCAATGTCTCGCGTGCACACCACACCGCAAACAATCGCGCTGTACGCTCATCGATCCAACCTTCATGCAGCACAACCCAAAGGCGATCCACCGCCGGTATCTGCTCGGCCTTGAGTACGTCTAGCGCGGTTCCCGTCCAGTCCTCGGGCGCGTAGCGCGCGGGATCGTAGCACGGGCCTAATTTGCGAATATCGTTTATGGTTTTGATCGGCAGATTCATCGCTCCTCCTGTTTGATGTCTATATTTTAGCATCATCCCACCATCTTGTCAATAGGCAATATTTATGTATATTGACATACCGCCTGATTTAATCTATACTGAGTACATGACAACGATAACCAAACAGAGGCGCGGTGACAGCAGCCGCAACACGAAACGGTGGCTCGAAGTGCTGGAACTCAAAGCGCGGCCGATGACATACAGCCAGGTGGGGCAGGCCGTTGGCATATCCCGCCAGCGGGCGCACCAGATTGTAAGCCTGGCAACGGTATATGCCGTCAGGCATGACGATGACCTGGCAAGGGCGCTTTGGGAGATATTGAAACGGATGGGGCCGCGTGACTGAACGGCGTGACGTTTACCGTGTCAGTGAGCACGATGCCCAGGTTGCGCTTTTTGAGTGGGCGGCGCACGTGCCAGAACTGGAATGGATGTTTGCGATCCCAAACGGCACGCGCACGAGCATGGATATCGCCCGGCGGATGAAAGCGGAAGGTGTAAAAAAAGGCGTGAGCGATATTTGCCTGCCCCTGCCCCGCGGCGGGTCACATGGGCTATATATCGAAATGAAATCTGACACCGGCAGCGCGTCACCCGAACAAAAGGCGTTCATCACGGCGATGCGAGAAGCAGGATACTCGGCGTATATTTGCAAGGGATTCGATGCGGCACGGGCGGTTATCCTGCAATACCTGGATATGGGCGACAATGACTAAAGTCTCTGCGCGCCATTCTAAGGCGTTTATTTCGACTTATCCATATTGGGATATCCATTTGCTACCTGCGCCGTTTTGTCAGACGTGGACAAATGACGGTGCGGGAAACCTATATGGGGTTTAGGAGGTGAAATGAGCGATACTGAATTGCGAATGAAAATTGCGCGACTGAGGGGGTGGCGATTTGATCCTTCTGGGATGTGGTTGGGGCCGGCAGATATTGATGGCTCGCGGTTGGCTAGTTATTTTTGCCCAGACTGGCCGAACTCGATAGCAGACGCGTGGGAATTGTTTGCCGAACTGCCAGCCAAGAAAGCGTTAATATGCAGGGGCAACAACCAGTGGACTTGCGGTTGCAACGGAGAAAAGAAAATGACAAACGAGATTGTACGAAATCTGTTTATGGTCAGGGTGAAAGCGGGCGATTCGTTTGAGTCAATGTCGATCCTTGCAAAAAGGGCGGAGGTGGTGGACGGTGATCTAATGATATTTGATTATCCTCCGGCACACGTTTCAGTAGAAGATTGGCTGGTTCAGGCGTTCAAAGCGGGCTATTGGTTATCTGTTTCCGTGCTAGCTCAGCCGGAAAAATAAAAACCCGCCGTTGAAGGTGGGCATGTGTGTGAGCTATTATTTAAGATTTCGCGGTCGACCGCCTTTGTGTCCGTTGGCTGCGCGAGCCTTGTTCTGCGCCGGCGTGTTGGCTGATCCGCCGAGTTTACCGAGGGCTGCGGCTGCATCGTTGATTTCGATGGTGGCCGTGATCGAGTCGGCCATGTAGTCGGTTTCCCCATAGGGGCCAACTGGACCTGTGATATAAAGATCGGACGGATCTTCAAAAATAAATTTTGCAGGATGCCAACTGCCGTTCAATTTGACAAACCACTGGGTCGTATGATAGGTGTCGCGGAGCGAGGCAAAAGTGCGGTCGGATGCAATAGCATCCAGAACGGTTTTCGCGGTTCCGGTGTAGCATGGGGCAGTCGGTTTATCGGGATACTCGGGTGTCCAGGTTGCATAATTCCAGCCGAGGTTTCGCGATTTGCGGGTGATTATGATTTCGCGTTTCATTTCGTTCTCCATTGGTTTCGGCCCTGTCTGGGGACTCATCAGTGCTGCGACTGAGCAGCAGACCTCCGGCCTATGACCCGACCGGTGGGGTTGAAACTTTTATTGTTCGCTGAGTTCATCCCATTCCTGAGCCAAATCCTCCGGTGTTTCGTTGCCAGTGTAGCCGCCGGTCGCGCTTAGCCAATCCCACAGGGTAGTGGTTTCGCCATCGTCGTCATCTGTGCTGGTTTTGCATTCCGGTCCGACCGCATCAAAAATCACTTGGATTGCCTCGTCGGATTTGTTGCCTGTCGCCATCTGTTTGACTGCCTGTTCAAAATTCATTTCATCCTCCGTTGTCTAGGTCGTTCTGGTTTGTTGTATATAGTATAACCAGAGCGGTCAGGTTTGTCAAGGGGTTTTGGAAAACTTGCCGAAAACTCTAATGTAATGTTCTAATTTGTGCTATTATGATAACAACATGTATCCATTGCACAGCCGTATGCCACCGCCAGAGGACATCAGCATACTCAACGAATCGTTGACCCTGCTGACGCCCAGGCAGCGGGAGGCGGTGGTGTTATGGTGCTACGGTTGCACGCAGACAGAGATTGCACACGAGTTACAGGTTACGCATCAGACCGTGGGGGAGTTGTTGGCTAGAGCGCGTGCGCGATTTACCAACCTGCAAAAACATCCAGTTTATGCGAGTGATAGGTAGGACACAGATGCGCAGGCAGTGTGTCTGTGGCGTTCCAATCCCTGCCAATCGCGCGCTGTGTTACACGTGCAGGCAGGATTATGGGCTGGATCGCAAGTTGTGGCCGGAGTGGTTGCGAGTGTGGATGCGAAACTATCAGCGAGAGTTGGATTATGAGTTGAGGCACGATGACATTCCGCTTGGCTGGTTTGACGAGGATGCAGATGTTTCATCCGATCTTGAAAGATAATGCGCCGGTGTTGTGGAGTTGGGCGAGGATGCTACTCAAAACGAGGTGTATTTGGCGACGCAAGTAAAGGCAATTGAGTTTGAGGCCGAATTAAGACAAATACGCTCAATGGCTGACCATACTTACAACGTGACGCTGAATGTGCCAGAATACTGTTTACCGCAAGTCAAGGAATTACTAGGTTGGCTGATGAACGAGGTGAGGGTGGCTATTATCAATGCGGACACCGGTTAGCGACGACAAAAAAGCACAAGCGATAGTTGACGCCGTTTACGTAGGAGATACGGAAGCGGCGAAACGTCATTCTATCAGCACCAAGTCTATTCAGCGTTGGCGTCTGGAAATTACCGAAAGTCCTGAAATGTCCAATAAAGTCCAGTTATTGCTTAAAAAGCGGGACGAGAGTTGGGCGGATGAAATACCGGCTTCATTGCACGCTGGTATTGTCTGGCTGAAGGATGCGTTTGCTCAGGCACGCAAGAATGACCCGGACGCTATACGGGCGGTCACAGAGGCAATGTCTGTCTTAGCCGAAATTGCTATGACGAGAGAGGTTATTGATGCTCGGCTTACTGGACAAGATAGACAGGCAGGAAAAAAGGCTTAGTAAATGGCTGCCTGCTACCGTTCAAGAGCCGGGTGACGTTGGCGAGTTCTATGAGTGGCTAGGAATTATTACACCTGGGTGGACATGGAACTGGAAATATCAGACTGTCATCCAAAAGCACCTTAAAAACCTAACAGACGGTAAAGGCAAAAAGAACCTAATGCTATTCCTGCCACCGCGACATGGAAAGTCCGAGATGGTCACGGTGCGCTATCCGGTTTGGCGATTAGAGTGCAATCCTGAAACGCGTGTAATTGTTGGCGCATACAATCAGACATTAGCCGAAAAGTTTAGCCGCAAGATGCGCAAGATTGCCAGAGAGCGATTACCGCTCTCGGACGAACGGCAGGCGGTCCAGGATTGGGAAACGGCGCAAGGCGGCGGCGTTCGTGCGGTTGGGGTTGGCGGCGGTATCACCGGGCAAGGCGGCGACCTGATTATTATTGACGACCCGGTAAAGTCGCGCAAGGAAGCCAACAGCAAGGTGTACCGCGACATGGTTTGGGATTGGTACACAGACGACTTATATACCCGCAAGGAACCAGGCTGCGCGATTATTCTGATAATGACCCGCTGGCATGAGGATGATTTAGCAGGACGAATATTACGCAGCGAGGACGCGCCGAATTGGGAAGTTATAGACCTGCCGGCGCTGGCGAACAAATCAGATCCATTGGGGCGCGATGTTGGCGAGGCGCTATGTCCTGCTAGATACCCGCGCGACGAATTGCTAAAGATACAGGTTGCCATTGGTTCACGATCATTCAGTGCCCTGTATCAGCAAAAGCCGCAAGAGCAGGAAGGCGACGTGTTCAAGCGGTCATGGTTCACCTTCACGCGAGAGATACCGCAAGGCTGCCAGTTTGTCCGTTATTGGGATAGGGCAGCAACGGTAGACGACGGCGATTACACAGTAGGCGCATTACTAGCTAAGTCACAGGACGCGAAATACATTGTGGTTGATGTAGTACGTGGTCAATGGTCAACCGGCGAGCGCGACAAGAAAATACGCGACACGGCGGAGAGTGACAGGACAAGATACGGTGCCATTAGAACGGTTGGTGAACAGGAACCAGGTTCATCCGGTGTTGACGCGGCAAAAGCCTTTATCCGATTGTTAGATGGGTTTTCTGTCACCACCGACAAGGTTACGGGTGACAAGAAAACCAGGGTAGAACCTTACGCATCACAATGCGAGGGCGGGCAAGTTAGCCTGTTGGTAGCACAGTGGAACGAGGATTATCTGGACGAATTAACAAGTTTTCCAAATGGTACGCACGACGATCAGGTAGACGCATCCAGTGGCGCATATAACAAGCTGGCTGGCGCTGCCTATGCCGAAATAGTAGACGATCCTTTCGCGGGGTGGTAATGGGAATATTTGACAATTTCGCCAACATGATAGCCAATTCACTGGCAAGCCGCCTGCTGGACGACAAGGGCAAGGCACTCGCCAACGCGCGCAATTACGCCGCCGGCATACAGCCGCAGCAACTCAAAGTCCGCGAGGGGCAATTCAACGACAACATCACGCTGAATTTCGTGGGGCTGATTACAGACCGGATTGTCAGCCAGATGATCGGCAAGGGCTTCGAGTTAGATTTTGAGGGTGACACTGAAACGGAATCCGAGGCGTTTATCAAGGCTGCGCTGGACGCCAACCAGCAAGAGGTGTTATTCCATCGCGGCGCCAAGTCAGGCGTGCTGGCAGGAACGGGTTTTCTGTTCATGCAAGAGGGCGGCATATTCGGCAACGACGGCATTGAGTACCCGCGCATCACGTTATGGGACAGCGCATTTGTCAGCATCGAAACGCTGCCAGAGGATTTTGAGGTTGTAACCAGTTACACGCTTAAGTACAAATTTATCAACGTGGACGGCAAGGAAGCCGCGCGCAAACGGATAGTCAAGCGCAGCGACATAATGGTCGATGAAGCGGGCAACGAGAGCGGCGGCGACACATGGGAGATTGTCGATTACATTCTGAACGAAACAACGCGAAAGTGGGACGAGGTTAGCCGCGTAGCATGGTTGTATAACTTCGCGCCGGTATTGCACTGGCAGAACCTACCCAGCCTGGACAAAGCCGAAGGCGTGCCGGATATTACCGAGGACTTGCTGGCCGACCAGGACCGCATTAATTTTGTAGCGTCAAACGCATCGAAAATCATCCGCTTCTACGCGCATCCGCAGCGCTTCAGCCGAATGTTAGGCAACGAGCCGAAGGTTAGACTGGCGCCTGACGAAATGCCGAATTTTGCCGATGCAAACGGCGGGCTGTTCCAGCTCGAAACAATGGGCGACATGGGCGGAATACTGTCCTATCTGAAACTATTGCGGCAATCCATGTTTGACCGCGCGCGCGTGATCGACATTGACAGTATGCAGGACAAGATCGGCGCATTGACCAACTTTGGGCTGCGCGTGCTGTATCAGGACAACATCAACCTGATAAACACGCACCGCGAATTATTCGGCGATATGTTGGAAGAACTGGTACGGCGTTTGCTGATTATCGCTGGTAAAGAGGAAATCGCCTGTGACGTGGTTTGGCCTGAATGGATGCCCGTAAACGAGGTTGAGGAAGTCGCATCGCTTCAGGCTGACATGGCAGCCGGATTATTGAGCAAGCAGACCGCAGCTAAAAAGCGCGGCTACGACTGGGAGCAGGAGCAGGAAAGGCTGGCGGGCGAGCAACAGGGACAGCTTGACATCGGCACGGCTATTCTCAACAGCTTCAATCAGGGAGGGCAGTAGTGGCAGATATAACGCGTAAAGGCGGAAAAAAAGGGCGCAAGCTAGGGCGAGCAGCTAAACACCCGTGCCACGTTGTATATACCAATAGCAATCGGCGCTTCAAGAACAAACTGAAGCGCGTACTGCGATCAAGCGGAATAAAAGCCGCCGAAGAATATACCAAGAAATACAAGAATAAATAATGACCGACACCGTAATTGAACTCGCCGAGAAATTCAAAGCCGCGCTAAGTCGTAATGACTTGGCAGCGGAGCGGCGTTTGATTACGGCGTACAAAGGACTTTGGGCGACCATCAAGGAAAAGGTTGACACGCTGATGTTGGAGATCAGCGTCACAGAGGACTTGACACCCGCGCAGCTTGCTAGGATGAAACGCTACGGCGCGTTATTAGAGGACATACAGACCGAGTTATCACGCTACGGCGCGTACTCGCAAGTCGAAATGACCACCGCCGCGCGCGAGGCAATCCGGCTGGGTGAAGGCAACGCGCGGATTCTTACCGCCGCGCAATTAGGCGACGTGGCACTGGCGACACAGCTCAACCGCATCAATCCAGTAGCCATTGAAAAGCTGCTGGGCTTCCTGTCACCGGATGGCGAGTTATTCAAGCGGCTCGACAAACTACCGAAAGTGTCAGCCGATAGAGTAGCAGCCGCGATAGTCGAAGGCGTGGGGCTGGGTAAGAATCCGCGCGAGATAGCGAAGGCGATAACCAAGCAGCTAGGCATGGCGCTGACAGACAGTTTGCGCATGACCCGCACCGTGCAATTGTACGCGTACCGCGAAGCCAACCGCGCGAGTTACCTGGCTAACGATGATGTTGTGAAGGGTTGGATATGGTACGCAGACACAGCCAACGCTTGCCCGGCATGTATGGCAATGCACGGCACGGAGCATCCAAACACTGAATCGCTTAACGATCATCACAATGGCGGGTGCGCTGAAATCCCGCTCGTTATTGGAGCGAAGAACACTATTCCGTCTGGCGAGTCGCTATTCCGCAACCTGCCAGAAGCCGAGCAGAAGCAGCGAATGGGCGCCGACAAGTGGCAGGCGTGGCAGGATGGCGCATTTAATTTTAGCGAGC